CACGACCTCGCCGCCGTACTTCTCCTGCATCTGCGCAGGTGTCATTGGCCCGTTTTCCGCCCCGTGGACGATGAGATCGCCCTGCGCAAGCGTGAATACCCCGGCCTTATCTTCCGCCGCCTTATAGGCTGCTGGGAGCATGTAGGCACGTCCGGAAAAATCCGCATCAATCGGGATACGTATTGTGGTTTTGTTCGCCGCTTTAAGGCCCGAATCTGTGACCGCGGATTCTATCGTGCTGTACCAGGACACGCCTTTAATCACGGTGGGAATATATATGTCATATCCCGTCTCAGGATCCATCGCAGCATTGAAGACCGTAATCGTCTCAGTGCACCGTTTCATACGTTCACCCCTCTGTAAAGGAGCGGGACGCCGTTGTCATCCAGCTCACCATAAAGCAGGTTGCGCACGGTCCGGTACAGACCCTTTGAAGCAGCCTGCGCCTGATCTGATGCACTCCCGTAGCTTTCCGAGTAGCCGTCCGTGTTGTAGGACGAAATAACGGGGTTGTCGGCCTGCGCCTCAACCCCGTAAGTGCTCTCGTATTTGATCGTCTGCATCATGCAGAGCTTGACTGCCTTCGGGACCTCCGCCATGTTCTGCACACGGCTGTCGGTCCAGTAGTCAATCTGTTTGCGGGCCTTGAACTCCGCGAGTGTAAACTCCGTTTCGGGCAGAGTGCCGCCATAGCCCGTGTACTCTGCGTAGGTGAGGTACTGTTCATGTGCCATGGCGGTTCACCTCCTGTCATGGTTATGACTTGGTGACGACCACGGTATAGACAGTCGCAGTCTTCCCGGTCTCCGTGACCGTGATCGTGAGCGTGTTCTCACCTGTATCCCAGGTGGGGCTGCTCTCGTTCTCGATCGCGGTTTCACCGAGCTTGATCTCGATCTCCGCGCCTTCCGCGGCGGTAGCTGTCACCTTGTTCGTCGAATTCTCAGTTGCCACAGCGTAGCTCGTGACGTCCGCGCTGAATTCGGGCGTCAGGGTCAGGGCGCCGATGGTCAGTCCGGTGAGTGCGCTTGCTTCCTCATCGTCGCTGTCATCACTGTCATCGGCGTTCAAAAAGACACGTTGAACGCCAGCGCGCCCTTGTGCTTGTTCAGGATGAACACGTCCTCGAAGGACTCCTCGAAGTAGTAGTACTTGCCGTTGGTCATGGCAGAAGGGGAATCCAGCTGGGCGAACTCATAGGTGACGGGAGTCAGGACCGCAGTGGGATGGACCAGGAACATATTGATCTGGCCTGCACCGGAAGCGGGAGCCCATCCTGCATCGAAGTCATACTCTGTCTTCATGAGGACAGAGGGAACCACGATGATCTCCACGTTGTCCAGGCGATCAATGGTCCTGTTGACTGCAGAACCGCCGCCCTGCAACTCGAAGTTGCGGAGAATCCCCTCTGCCTGCTTGATGAGACGGTTGGTGGTAGGGGTGACATACAGGATCCTGCCGTTGGGCGGTACCAGGGCCTCGTCCATGGCCTCCATCATGGCGTCAAACACGGTGAGCACGCTGGTCTCATCCAGCGCGGTAGTGTTCGCGGTCATGGCCTTGTCCTCGTCATCCTCGCTGTCCTTGGTGGTGTACAGCTCATACAGCTTGCTGATGAGATATGCATCCATCTCCGGGAACTTCTGGGTCTCGTTGAAGGTCTGAGTGATGTTCTGAATCGTGGCGACATCATTGGTCTGGTCGATATCCTTCGGATGTACCAGGGTGCTCCACTGCCTCTGGTGGGTCAGGGGCTTGTACTCCCAGCTGTTGTCGAAGTTTCTGCGAGCCTGCACGATTGCATCGCGGTCAGAATCGACGCGGCCGGTCGTCTTGATACGGGGAATGTAGATTCCCTTGCCGTTCTCGCCCATGCGGTAACGGCCGTTATTTTCAGTCGCGTACAGGCGGCCGAAATTCAGGGTGTAGGGATATGCATTTGCAAGAGCCCTGGAGTATTCCCGTGCATAGTTAATGTTAGGCATCTTTCATCCTTTCTGTCCCTTTGAAGGATCTGTTTTTTCAGTCCTTGGGCGCGGGACGCACGCCGGTGAAATGGAAATCAAAGCCATTGCCAGAGCCTCCGGAGGGCTTTCCTCCGGGGAGCACAATAGTCGGCTGGGGTTTGGGCGGATCTGCGGGCGGTTCAGGCTCCGTAACAAAAGCGCCGGGATCTGCAGTCTTGTAGGACTCGACATAATCATCGAATCCCAGGATCTTGTCGCCTTCCATCTTCAGACCCTTTGCGATCGCACCTCTCTCGAAGTCCCTTCGTGCCGCCGCACTGGAAAACTTCAGTCCGCCTGCAGCCGTCTTGACAGCAAATTCATAGGCCTGCGCGGCTGTCTTAGCCTCCCAGTCCTTCTTATCGGTGTCATACTTGGTCTGCAGGGCCGTGAGGCTGTTCTGCGCCTCTGTGAGCTTCCCTGCATCAGCCTGTGCGGCCGTCAGCTGTTCATTGAGGTTTGCAAGGTCGGTATCGCGCTGGGTGATCTGTCCCTGCAGGTCAGTGATCTGCCCCTGCAGCTGGCCGCGTTCGGTCTCGAATTTGGTCTGCTCGCCCTTCCTTGCGTTCTCGATATCCTTCCCGTTTTCCTCCATGATCTGGTCGATCTGCTCTTTGGAGAGTCCCATTTCAGTCAGTAAGTTACGTTTCATGTCTCTACCATCCTTCCTACGATGATTACGCCTTTTCTGGCATAGAATTTTGGTCTGCGTGGCTTTTTACGCCTTCCACCAGGGCATGAAAAAAGCCCGGGCCATGCGGCTCCGGGCGTGATTCCATATTATTCGACAACAAAGTTGCGCCATTTCTTGTAGGCGTCAACATAAGTGCGCTTTTTGTCGCCGTCGTAAGTGATCTCATAGTACATGCCATCGCTCACAACGGTACTGACAAGCGCCTTCCAGTTCTGCAGCGTTTTTGAAAACCACACAATGAACACATCATCCATTGTGATCCGGTTCCCATCCGTCACATCGACGCCGGAATTGAAGTAGTCCACGACGATCTTCTTTGCTTTGTAGAGCATCGCGTCAACTCCCTGATCCTTCATGCTTTTCTCACCTCCTTCCCTCTCACTCTTTCAGCTTTACCCGTCGGAAGCCTTCCACGCGCATTCTGTCTTTGCGCTGTGCAAGGCCTGCGGCTTTTGCTACCTCCGCATACTTGCGCGCAAGGTCATTGATGTTTCTCTGGCAGTCCTGCCGGAGATCTTCATCCCCCGCGGCCTTCGCCGCAATGGCTGCATCCTTCTCCCTGCGGACCTGCGTCTCGATCCGCCTCATCAGCTGTGAAGCCTGATACAGGGTGTAGTGCCTGCCGTTTATCTCGCATCCCTGCGCATTCTGCTCTGCCCACTTCTGCAGGTCCTCTTCTTTGTACCTGGGGACACTGCGCTCTGTGTCGAAGCTCATAGCAAGGTGCATGCAGTTCCATTCACCGATCTTGCGCCTGAAGCCTTTATAGCTCCGGCCCTTGACATCCCTGCAGTCCTGACCGGACTGCATTTTCTTAAACTCATCCAGCAGGAAGATCCGGCCCTGTACCGGTTCATGGTCCGGTGCACTCGCAAGGTGGGCTGTCAGCTCCACCGCGTTATATCCCAGCATCTCGCCCATGATATCGGATCCATGCTGAGCCAGCTGTGCCGCCCCATTCACCACATTCTGCCGGACCGCAGTGTCCAGCCGGCGGCGGTACCCGCTCTCATACTCGACCTGCAGACCGTTCTCCCCGATCTCCTTCAGGACATCTCTCACTGCGGATTTGTAATCTGTCAGTCCGGAGCTCGTGGCCAGGATCGCCTTGTCCACGGCCTCCTGATAGGTGCCAGATATCGCTGTCGTGTTGGACAGGTTTTCCATGGTTCCGGCCGTCTGTCTCGCAACGGTCTGCGCGTAATGCTCCAGGCGCTTTTTGTCCAGTTTGGACAGGGGCGTCAGCTCCAGGGCACGGCGAAAGCGCGGACTCTCATACAGGTCATTCAGGGCCTTATCAAACAGCTTATACAGATCTCCCACTGCAAGGTGCAGCTGCTTTGCCAGCTCCTGATTGATCGCCGCGATATCCTCATTCATGGACGCGAATATAGACATGATATGCATGCTTGCCGGATTGAACTCTCCGATCTTTGCTATCTGCTCCGCAACCTTCCGGATGAACATTGTGTTGACGACATCGAAACGGGACAGGAGCCTTGAAAGCAGATCCTCCTGCGACGGTTCATCATCCGGCCTGCGTCTTTTCCACGGCCATGCCATTTATCTCACCTCACTCCTGCACGGGTGCTTCAGGCTCCTCCGGTTCTTCCGGTTCATTGCCAGCCTCACCTTTGAGACGGGGCAGTAAAGAATTCATGGAATTCATAGCATCGACCTTCTCCTGATCGATCGCCTCGATCGCGGCCTTTGCCTGCGCCTGCGTCTCACCCATGTACCACTGTCTGAATTCAGCTTTGCTGATGATACCCGCATTAAGGAGCATCAGTCTTTCCTGTGTCTGCTGCTCCGTGTCTGTCAGGATGGAATCATCCCACTCGAAGGACACGTCGTAGTCGCCCTCCGGGGCCAGGCCGTAAATGGTTGCGTACTTGTCCATGGCCCGGACCACATCCTTCAGGCAGATCTCCAGCGCGGCCTGATTGTCCGCAATGGTCGCATAGGACCGCTGCTTGACGATCTTCATCTCCGTAGCTGTGCGGGCCTCCATGTTTGCATCGGCGATTGTGCCGCGTGACAGCCCGCAGAGATCTTCTACCCTCATCAGGATCTGATTGAGGCCATTGAACAGGGACGCATCACGGATCTGTGGTGCATAGGGCTCGTAGAGGTCACGGTCTCCCTTGTCGATATCGACCGCGCGGAAAAGCCTCTCTTTGAGGTGGGGCATTTCCATCTTGCCATCAGCCCCTACGCGCGGGCGAAGGGCTGACGGGTCCACATCGATCGCAAGCTCACTGCCCTCATACTCCCAGAGGATCCGGGAATACTGCAGATCTGCCTGCTGTATCACCTTCTCAGCCTTTGCGAAGACTGCAGCGCCCAGGGGACTGTCTACGTCGACCGCATTCGCTGTGGCCACCTTAAACCAGCCAAAAAGCGCCCCTTCAGTATCCGGGACCTTTGCCTCCTTCTCGACGCCCCTCCAGCGCTCCACCTCGTCCAGGCTGATCTCCGTCCCGAGATTATCCCGCATGTTGGACTTGAACGCTCTCTGGGTGATCTCTACACCGTCCTTCGTGATCCTGTGTCTCTCCAGGCGCGTGTAGAAGGTCTTCCCCTCCACGAACACATCCGGAATGACCACATCGGACAACTTCCCGTCGTCGTCGAAGGCCATCGGATAGATCCCCCAGTCCATTGCAAAGTCAAAATAGATATGGCCGTCGACCTGATAGGGTTTGATGACCATACCTCCCGCAGCGCAGGCCTGCTCCAGCTTCTGCCGGAGGACCGGAACCAGCTTCTCAAATTCCGCTTTGAGATACTCAGCGCGCGGATTCATGACGATCTCACCGTTCGCGTCCTGTGTCTCCCCGTTGGCGTCTTTCCCGGTAATGTTCCACTGCATCTCCAAAAGGACCTGACGCGCGACCTCACTGCAGACAAACGCGGGAAGGTTCAGGGACTGCACATTGGCTTCCCCGCCCAGCCAGCTCGCTTTATCCAGGTACAGCTGATGCCACCTGTCCAGCGCTGTGGCCATCTCTGTAGATATAGGCGACTCGATCCGCTCCGCCTGCTCTATGCTCTTATATGGGATCATCCTCCTAAACGCCTCCCGTATTTTCGTAAATATCGCCGTGAAAATGTTCATCCTGTGCCGCCCTCTTACTGGCCCTTGCGCTTGTAGTAGCGCTCCATGGCATAGCGCACGGCGTCTATCCCGTGGTCATTGCCATCCGGGTATCCGCTGATGACCTCATCGTCTTTGTTTCTCTCGTACTCGTATTCCGCGAACTCCTGCCGGGAATACGGGCACCGTATTGGATCTATCACGATCTTGACCAGAGACTGCAGCCACTTGAAGGAATACCGCCTGCTGTCCGGGCCCTTGATCGCCTCCCTGCAGAGGGATCCCATCGCGCGGTAGTCGCCGACGGACTTCTTTTCCGCGGAATCTGCAGTGATCAGGTTGTATCCTGTTACGTGCTTTTCCTCCTGCAGGCGTCTCCATGTCTCCGCGTTGGAGGTTTTCCAACACCGGAGCTCATCGAAGATATACAGCGTCCGGCGCGCAACATCGAAATACATCTTGCTCCAATGGAACGGGTCCGGATACCATCCCCAGTCAATGCCCATGAAGATATTGTCGAAGTGCGCGATCTCCTCATCACTGATCGGCCGGATCTCCAAATTCGTGAAGACCTCGCCGCCGGTACCGACCGCATCGCCCAGGTACTCATGCTGATAAGCGCGGTAGTTGGTCCGCTTCAGATCTTCCGCGTCGTCCAGGAACTGCTTCCCCAACCACTCCGGATTAACATCCAGGTAGCAGGATTTATGCCTGTACGCGCCCTCGCGCGGCTTCAGGACATACTCGTTTGCCCAGTTGCTCTGACTGATCGGAGGGTTGAAAGATTTGAACACGAAGTATTTCGGGCCGCCGCGAAGGACTGACTGCTGGACAGATCGGATCTCCTCGTCACCGTGGAACTCGTCCAGCTCCTCGCACCACATGTACTTGATATAACCCTTTGCGACCTTGATCGATTTGAGCTTTTTTGCATAATCCAGACCACGGAACAGGATGACCTGCCCGGTAGGCCGGTAAGTGCATTTATAAGGATTCGTCGTTGTCTTCCACAGGTGCGACACTCCCAGCGCATTGATCGCCCAGAGCACCTGCTCATAGACCGACGTGCCTATCGTACTCGCCACTTTTCGGAATACTAC